CGTGCTCATCATGATCTCAGCTTGGAATTTCACCAAAGCTTCTGACAATAAGGGGTGATAAACCCCGCAAGCACCAACCCAAGGGTCGGCTCTCTCTTCAATCTTCATCCCCAAGAGCTCTAAACCGTCTACATAGGTCTGCATCCAGTCTTTTCTTGAGTTAACGTCATCGTCATAGTCGCCAACTAAGTCAGTTACGATGCCCGTCACCACGCCACCGTCTAAATAGTCCACTAAGTTGGCGTCAAAATCATCCTCTTCACTACCATCTATAGTGATTTCCATCCCGCCAACATTAATTGTCACCTCTTCAGGGTCAACAATCTCAATTTCTATGCCGCCGTCCTCTTCAGTCTCAGGCATTAGGGACTCAATACCCTCTGGTGCAGCGTAAAGTGATTTTTCAATGGACATATGTATCCTTAATAGTAAGAAACCCTGCGTCTAAACGAACGGACTTCGTCCTCTTCGTCAGTCTGCAAGCGTATAAACCCGCCTTTTCTGAACCTTATCAGAGCCTGTGTGGCAGAGTCAACTAAGTCATCATGGTCTGAGTTGGGGAACGCAGCCATCTCTTCCATTAACTCATCAGCCCAGCGCGTAGCTGGCGCCCAAACCTTACCACTGGCAAACAAATCAGATACAGAATTGATCCTGACCATCTTATCATTACCCCTTGACGGCGTAAACTCTTGAACAGGTATCCCCATTGCCCGCAGTTCATAGATCAACGGCGCTCCTGACGCCTTGGCCTCAACGATAAACGCATCTGGCTCCCACTCTTTGTAGTGGTTAAAGGCTTTCTCTTTTAACTCAGGGAACTCCATACGCCGTTTAAAAGCATCGAGCAATATAACGTGGGCGTCATTGGGGTTCTCGTTTAGATAAAACACACCCCAAGTCGTACAAGCCGAATAGTCAGAGCGTTCGTTCTTTGTAAACGCCGTATCCCAAGACTGGATTAAGAACTCACACCTTGGTGGGTCTTCTTCTTTCCACTCCTTCCACCACTCCCGCTTAACAATCGCCCCCTGCTCGGAGGTCGGGCTTTGCTGGTATTGGGCGTTCCACTTGGAAACTGGCAGTTCGGACTGTAGGGCGTGGAGCTCCTCGATGCTCCAGAACTCTGGCCATAGAGGATTACCAGAGGGAAGGATCGCAGGGAAGTCAATTACCTCCCAATCATCGTTCCCGTCTTTCTCTATTGAGGACTGAAGGATCCTACCCGTTAAGTCTCTCTTAGCCCAGCGTGTCATCACGACAATGATCGCACCACCCGGCTGGAGTCGTTGGCGGGGACCAGAGGTGTACCACTCGTAGACTTTATCAAAGACTGTAGGATCTCCAGAGGCTAGGGCGGCTTCTTGGTCAGAACGGGGCTCATCAATGGTTAAAAGGTCCGCACCCCTGCCAGCTACAGTACCACCAACCCCAATCGCAAAGTACTCTCCGTTTTTATTTGTAGACCAACGGCCAGCGGCTTTACTGTCTGACCTTAAATTAACATTAGGAAAGATCTTAGAGAACGGCTCACTGGCTACTAAGTTACGAACCTTACGGCCAAAGCCTACCGCGAGTTCTGCTGTATTCGAGCACTGGATAATCTTCTTACTAGGATCCCGTCCCAAAAACCAAGCCGGCAACATATAAGAAGCAAACTCAGACTTCGTATGCCGAGGGGGCATATTGATGATCAGGCGTTTAATTTTTCCCGTAGCAATCTCTTCAAACTTCTTAGCCATCACTTTATGGTGGCGGCCATCAATGAACCCCGGCCACATCGCATGGGCAAACTTTAGGAAATCATCAAAGGCTTCTTCCCTCTGTTGGCTGGCTTCTAAGGCATCAAGGTCATCAAGATAAGCGGCTTGCTCGTTGGAGGGTAGGCTAAAGAACATCTTAGCGGAGGCCTCCGCCTCTAACACTGTTATAGACAAAGCGTGAGTGATCCTCCTGACAAACAGGTCGTGCTCCTCTTGCATCTCCATCTGTTGTTTTTTATTTACCACAAGGACCCAATGCTGCTAAATACACTTCGTCACTCGGCAATTGCTTCTCAAGAGTCCAGTCGCCAATTCTCTCTAACAGCTCCTTAACCTCCTCGGGCTCCAACATTTCTGCAATAACTTCAAACCTGTTTTCGCACACAGTGATTTTCATGGCAAATTCCTTAAACTAATATACGAAGGTCTAACACTGCGAGCCGAGTTCTTCGCCCGCTTACAAATCTTCAGGTCGCACAGCTTCTTCACAACCCTGTGAACATTCCCGCGCCCCTTGTCTCCAGTATGGAACATGATGTCATCAATAGAAGGCCCATATCCAAAGTTCCTCCAATACTCATCTATCACAAGGAACACAGTCCTTTGCTTCTCAGTCATACACGCCCCTACACTTTCGTCTAATGTTCTCATAGCTCTATAACACTTGTTACAGTACCCCCGGCCTTTTTGTATACAAAACACATAGGGGGGTCATTCCTGATCAAAGTCCAAGACGGCGTCCGGATTTTTTGATACCCCCACCCCCTCGTTTTTATTTGGTGATTGGATGTCAGGAACAGTATGTGGGGTGCATACGGGGGCATGCACGGCCTCTAGGGCGGGTACGGGTGCGGTGGGTGCGCGCGCAGGCACATCCGAAACCCCATCACCCCTGATTTCCTCCATCAATGTTAGACCATCGTCATCTATAACAGCTGTTACAGTGCTTAGTCTCTCGAGCAGTCGTGTGCGTATGTCTGTGCTCTTGCGTATTGTCGTGACCTCTTTACGCTCAAGGAATGCTCCGACCTCGAATAGATTACCAATCATCTGCAAAGCTTTCATCCTCTGTGCAGGTGGAAAGTCCTCATCGAGTGAGTGCTGGACAAGTTGTTGTACAAGCAGTGCCTTCAATTGAATAGGGTTTCTGTGTTTCTCTGCCTCTAATGCCAGTTGGTAGGCCTCGACCTCACGTGCGATCCTTGGGTCACGAGCAAGCTTATACGGCTCTGAGTTGAGTGTTCTCTTACTTGCGTTAGCCTTATGGCTGACCCTGTATGCCTGTGCCTTAGTCTCACCCAGTGCTACGGCATGAGCGAATGCCTTCTGTTTCCCTGTAAGTTTAGGCCTCTTGCCTTCTCCTGACATCAATAGAGTCTCTATCGGTATTTGATCCAACCCCTGTTTGATTTGCGCGCGTGTTAGTTTCTGTGGCATGGTGTTTTCATGGGTATGAAATAAGAATGTCCCGAACATACCAGACCAAACTATTTAATGCAAACGCCCTGACCTTTTCCGATTGTGTCCGTCTATACATATGTAACAACCAAACAATCCTATGAACTACCTCTATTCCGTCCTCGGTGCTTTCCTGTTCTTTACCCTGATCTGCCTACTGGCTGAGTATCGCGACCATAAGCAACGCGCCCGAAAACGCGCTGAATACCTCAAACGACCCTGTGTCCCCTCCCCTCAACGCAAGACAAACTGTGGCCTGATCTATCCGCCCTTCCGCTGATCTGTCCCCTAAAAATCCTGGTGAAGCGCTGCCTGTTTTCAGGTCAAAGCGCTGCTTGTTTTGTCATTACAACACCCCAAAAATATTTTCAAATAAAACATGAAAAGTATTGCAATGGAGTCAACACATGATATAGTGCAGGCGTTATTCATGTGTTAGTCCCTTAAACCTTCTAGGAGAACCTCTATGTATGCAGTACACGACCTTACCTCTTTGACCATGGGTGAAGCCTATGACGAGACACAAATCAATCCACACATTGAGGATGGTGACGTCCTGATTGTCACTGATGGTTTAGCAGTAATGATGAAAGCTTGGCCTACCATGGTAGATGGTCATTCCGTTATGTTCCACCGCCTTGCCGATGATTGGACATTCGATGATGTATTTGCCAGTGAGGGTGACGACTACCGCGCGCAAGTGGCTGAGATACGCAACAACCCTGAAGCCCTGTTTGACCGCGCGATTGATCCAGTTGCCGAACGCATGGAAGAAGAGAGAGCCGAAGCCTGTGCATGGGATCAACGCCAACAATATCTGTTAGACGATGCCTGAGTAATGCTTGAAGCCTCGCGAGTCGGGGCTTTGAGGATTACCCACCAACCCAAAGGAGAACTATGCAAATCACGATTGAACTCAAATGGCAATACGGAAACTGTGCCTTCTATCCTCTGTGCGAAACCAGTAAGAGATTCGCGCAAATTGCAGGCACAAAGACCCTGACCCAAGACGCCCTCCGCATCATCAAATCGATGGGCTACACGATTAACCAAACCACTAAGGAGATTGCACTATGAAGTACTACCGCCACATATCCACCATGCGCGAAGAATTCCTCGCACAACGCAGACGCGACCGCATTCAGGCAGGCTATGACTTTGTTGTCATTGTGCTAGTGCCTGTCATGATCTTTTTAATCACTGTGTTTCTGTTCGCACTATGACTGAGTCCCAACTCATCACCCTCGGATGGAGATACGAACGCGCCACTGGTGTTAGGGCGCAAGCCCTGCGCCAGTGCTTCAAAGACGCGCTAGAGCTGACCGAAACACCTAGCGAACGAGAACTCTACATTTACTGTTTTAACCAAGGACGCCACGAAGCAAGGACAACAAAATGAAAACCGAAATCATCTCTTACACCCTCGGCACACAGTTTGCCACTTATGTTGCCAATGGCGACTTTGACCACCTCACTGATAAAGAGAAAAGGCAGTTTGATGACCTCGAACAATTCTCGCGCCTCGATGCACCCAACGGCTACTACTTTGCTCATTGGGGTATCGACATTGACAACCGCGATGAATTCGCACGATGTGAAGCCACTGGTTTGATGGGTGACTGTTGCCAGTTTGATGCAGTCTATTTTGAGCAGGTGACGGCATGAACCTCAACCTCAATGACGCATCCTCCGCCCTGTGCGACATCTACGACATCAAACGCGCCCTGTCAAAGAAGATCAAAAGCCAACCGAAGGACAACGAAGGCACGGACATCACCATTGGTGACTGTATTGACGACTTGGTGCTTTTCCTCGAGGGCATCTACGAGCAAGGCCACGAAGACACAAACCAACAGTCCGCGCGAGAGCAGAACGTTTACCTTAGATCCGCGCTGAAGAACCTTGTTTTGTCTGCTGACCGCTATGTTGAAGACGGATCATGGATTGAGCATTTATCACTGGACATTGAATTCGCAAAAGGCGTTCTCAAAGCCACCAAACCCAAGAAGGAAACCACGCAATGAACTACATCATTCGTATGCGCGATGACTTGGCAGAACAAGGCCTGTCCGTCCCTGCCTCGCGGACATTCGAAAGCTACGACACCATGATCGATGTTACATACATCACGGCAGAGGAGCTGGCGGGCGCGACACAAGGCGATGACCCTGCAGAGCCCGATGACCACGCATTTTGGTACATCAAGCTGAAGGACGGAAGGTCTTTTTATTTCCTGAGTGTTGACCTCGACTTTGATGACGCAGACGCACCACCACCGCCCACCAACGAGTATGTCGTTTACTGGAAACGCGAAGTTATTTACAAAACGACAGTTGTTGCATATGACCCAGATGACGCAGTTGACCGCGTTTGCAATGGATTCTCTACCAACTCAAGCTACGAGGAAGACATTGACGACTATGGCGATATGTTTTTTATCTCAACCGATTTAATTGAAAAGGAAGACAAATGAATACAGACCTGTTAGACGAGTATTGCCAGAACATGTACGGACACACCGACTGGTCAATTGATTGGCAAGACGGCAACCAAGTTGTGACGTTCTTTAAAGACGCACGACCAGAGTATTTAGAACTTAACCAAGGAGAAGACGAATGAAAGTATCAGAACTAATTGCAGAACTACAGTGCTTTGACGAAGACGCAGAAGTCCACATGGCCTATGGAGCAGGAGACTACTGGAAGTCAACGCTCGCACCAAAGGTCAGGACAGTGTTCAACGGCACAGTCCAGTATGCGACCTACCACCAATCCGACAAGCTGGTCAACGCAGACGACATAGAAGAATCGGAAGATGGCGAAGAAGAAGAATTCCCTGTACGTAAAGTTGTAATCATTGAATAAGGAGCAATCATGAACATTAACGGATTTACCCCCAAGCAGTATGCCCACGACCTCGCAGTTGGATGGATCTCAGCGATCTACAACCGCCAGACCTCCGACCTGTCCGACCTGACAGACGCGCAACAAAAAGCCGTTCGCGAGCAGTTAGCCAAACTGCACGAACGCCTTATGAACAACGCCAAGCTTGATGGCTTGTCTCTCAACAAGGAGCAATCATGAAACGCGAACCACACAGTAAATATCCCAACGGCATTGTGAACTGGGAACTCAAAGTTACATGGAGTGATGGCGAAATTGAAGTCATGTCAGCCAGTTTGCACGAATCATTACGCAATGAAATCGAGCAACACATGGTTGACCTCGAAGACCTGCGCGCACAAGACCCCGACAATTATTTTGGGGAGGCAGCCGAATGAAAGTTGCAGTTTATTTTGAAGCCAAAGCAGGCGCGCACATGGTAGCCCAGTTTGACGAAGAAGAAACCTACATAGCTTGCTTTCCTGCGCTAGAGCAGTTAGCCATGCTCAAGGGCTACACCATTACCGAAAGCTTGGATCAAATGGAGGGCGAGGAGTTAACTGACGCACAACTGCAAATGGAGGCCGATGACCTGATCGCCAAATACAAAGATGAGATCATCAAAGAGGGCGATTGGTGGTGGGGCACATACACGCACTCATTCAACATCCACTGTCTTGATGAAGAATGCGATGGTTGGTACAACGTGAATGTTTACAAGGTTGACCCAGTTACAGGCATGGACAACTACGAATGGATGATTGATTTACCCCGCGTTTTTATAGGAGCAAAAGCATGAAATATTACATTGGCGAAATTATGGAAATGAACAGTGGCATGGAATACGACTCAAAGTATTTGTTTGCGACCAAGGGCGACCCTGAGAAGTATTCACACAAAGTTGCAATGAAGTGGCGCGGTTGCACTAAAGGCGACTGGGACGAAAACCACCAAGGCTTTTGGTCAGACAACACGCTGATTCAAAACGATGGCTACACCGAAATTCCCAAAGAACATTTTGAAATCCTTGCCAAATACATGGCAGAACTTTAAGGAGCAATCATGAAATACACAATTAAATCAGCATTCATCACGAATGTGAGCGCAGAGATTGAAGCAGACAATTACGACCATGCGTACAGACTCGCTAGTTTGCTTGCTAACAAGACCAAAGACGACTCAGTGTCATTGCGTTATGAAACCACTGGAACTGAAGACATCAAGATCAAAGAAATAACTTTGTCTGATGCCAACTTCACCGCAGAACAACTCGCATTTACGGAAGCTTACTTGTCCAATGTGGCAAGTGCTGACCGCGATACTGTCAAGAAGTTTTTGTTAGCCAAAGATCACGACACATTCTGCGAAGAACATGGCGATGAATACTACACAGGACTGGCTGACGCCCGAGGCGTATGGTATGACGCCAAAATATTCTTTGCCAAGGAAATGATGAACAAATTTAACACAGGGGAGAAATCAGAATGAATTGCCAACACACACGCGAAGATTCTTGGTGGGAATACGATGGACAGGGCATTCCACTTGCCCGAGTCTGTTACAAATGCGTTGAATACGTATTGTCTAAGTATGACCCAAAGGTACTAGGCCACTACACCCAAGCTGATATTGACGAACCCATTAACGAGGAATGAAATGATTGTTTTAGATAACCCAACCCAGATCGAAGTTGCACGGATGTTAACTCTACGCAAAGGCCTACAACTCGAGATCAAGGGAATGCGACATTCAGGACGCAGTTGCTACCAGATTATCAAAAGAGACTTTGGCCTGACAGGTACACGCGCCAGAGTCCTCGAGCAATTTGAACAACTGATCCCAAATTTCGCTGAAATAACCAGACGCGACTAAATGAACCCACGCAGGGATTCGGCAACCTTCACAGTGCCGAGTCTCTGCTCACTGTCGTTGAAGTCCTCGTTAGCCTCCCCTACCCAGTAGCGTGAGGCTATTTTTTTGGCAGTAGCCACGCCCATAGCATCGTTGTCGGCAATCACCAGTGGGTCACGCACAGTCTTTGCAATCTCAAGCATATTCCCCGCAGAAAAGCAGACATGGATTGTGTACCTCTCCCTGAGATGCTTCATCGCTCTGCGAACCGACATCCCAGTTGCGAACCCTTCACACAAGATATTGCGACCTTTGGCGTCAATGACGAGGCTCGCGCCCTTCGTTACTTGGCCTGACAGGAAGCGTTTTGTGCCGTCTTCTTGGATGATTTGGCAACCCACAAGATGATCTCCGACTCGCATTGGTAAGATCAGGAGGCCATTCCACACCAATCCCTTGTCCACGAACCCCTTGCGAATCA